GTTTAATATGGGCAGGCCACGCCTTTCAAAATTCAAGGGTATGAAGGCTGGTGTTGACGCAAGGGATTGGAACAGGGCCGCTGACGAGATGGTAGACAGTCGCTGGTATGATCAAGTTACCAACCGAGCGAAGCGTCTTGTGGCCCGTATGAGAGCTTTAGAGGATCAAGCTTAATACACATCATCTCTTGATTGTCTTCACGCTGTATGTCGGCATCCACATACACAGATAGCCTATGACACTCCTCGTGAGTCTCAGCAGACGATAGCGCAACCACATTATACTCTGTGGGCGCTACCGCCGTTACAAGAATAAGCATCCATTCATAGGGCATATCTACCCCCGTGTAGCTGATCCAATCCCCATACTGGCCACATTGTTGCCATAATCTTTATCGTATGCGTCTTTGACCAGCTTGGCAATCTGTAAGCCAATGGTGCGGTGTTCCTCTTTCGCCATAGCACGAAGCTTATTGTATGTGTCCATGTCAACGCCAACCGACTTGACTTGTTTTGCCTGTTTCATCACAATCTCCCAAAGATTCCCACAACGGCCCACATATTACCATGTATCCATACAGACGCAAGAACAAGTACGGCGCGAAGAAAACCACCATCGACGGCATTACGTTTGACTCCAAATGGGAAGCGCAACGGTGGGGTGAATTAAAAGCGATGGAACGTGGTGGGTATGTAAAAGACCTTGAGAGACAAGTTAAGTACGAGATCATAGTCAATGATCAAAAGATTTGTCGATATGTTGCAGACTTTAGATATAAAAAAGTTGATGACGATGGGACTGAAGAAGCCGTTGTAGAAGATGCAAAAGGATTTGAGACACCTGATTTTAAATTGAAAAAGAAATTAATGAAAGCCGTACACGGTATCGAATTATTTTTATCAAGAAAGAGTTGACAGGCAGTCTTTGCGATACTATGTTGGGGATGATTTAGCGATCATAACTGATGGAGA